GTTGGGGAATTGTTGGGTTTGTCAGGGGCCACCAAAGACAAGATCAGCGAGATTATCCAAGCGGGTCAGATGACGCCTGAGCAAATTGGTAAGCTGAGAGAACTTGAACTGGAGTACCTAAACAACGAGAAGGAGCGTGGTTTCCGTTACGCTGAACTCAGCTTCAAAGACCGTGACTCAGCACGCACAGCAAACGTGTCTGGAGGCACACAGAAGCCTCTGTTCTGGTTAAGCCTGCTACTGCTATCAATTACCCTTGGCACGGAGTGCATGGTGCTGTTTAAGGGTTATCCCGAAGGTACAGACCCATTGGTCGTTGGGCGTGTACTGGGATTGATGGATGCCGTTGCCATGCTCGTACTAAGTTACTGGTACGGCACAACAAACGGATCGGCTATGAAGACTGAACTACTCGTTGCGAAGACCTGATCGAGTTTCAAGACACTCAATCAGCTTCTCAAGATAGTGCCGTGCCTTCTGCACATCTTTCAGACCATCCTTGTCCTTGTACCGGGCAATGTACTTAATCACATTTCCCCGTAGAAACCCCTCGAACTGTTCTGGACTCATCCATGACTCCATTGCATCCCACGGTTGGACTTTCTTACTCTTGTAGTGATCGCCACCAACTTGTATCTCATTTGCACTCATTTTGTTTCCTTGGTTAATTCAATATCGTGTGGCTTCTTATGCCCCCGCAAAATGCCTTGCAACCTTTGCTCAGTCAGGCGGTGGCAGTGGATCATGGTTCTGGCAGGCAGTGACTCCAACACCATCGAGTAGTCCTCCAGTATTGCCCTGACTGCCTGAATGCCAGCACCATCTAAACGGATAGGCTTACCAGCAAAGCTACGCTGTCCAGCTTGAGCCAGCGCAGTGATGGCGTCCATAAGCAGGTTTCCCCCATCCTCGACCTTACCAGTCAGAATCAGCGTCTCCATAAGATTGACAGCATCAGAGCAAACTGCCCAATCATCCCGAGTTGGTTCCGCTGACGTTTCCAAGGCAGCAAGACCACTCCACATCCGGGTCAACTGGTGCCGCCTTTGCTTCTCGTTCATTGGCTCCGTGGGACTGGCAAGCATCGAGTCCAACATGGTGTACGTTTTCATCTTCATGGGGAAACCCCCACTCGAATAAATTTGGCTATGTCTGCTTTGGCTCTCTCCCCAAGCCACTCGGAATACCCTTCAATTAAAGTCGCACAAGCCTCACGTTCGTCAGCACGGATAAGGTCGGCAAAGCGTTGGGCTGCTGCGTGTGACTCACCGACACGACTACTCGGACCAATCAGCCCTGCTTGCTCTGCAAGCAAAAAGTCGTTGGTCATTTCGTGTCTTTCTTAAAAGTTGGTAATGGGAACCAGTGCGTGAAAAACTTATCGTTCGGGTCGTAGTGCCCCTTCTGTGCGACACCAGCGCGCTTATTTATCAGCCACATACTTGCACCTCTTGGAGTGTTCTTATCAACGGGAATCCAATGACAAGTGGGGGCTACAGCAGCAGCGCCATCAGCCGTTATCTTGTGTTCAATCATGTTCTATTCTCCCAAACAACCGGGAGGTCAAAGCGCGGTGCTTCAATGCTCCGGCTCATCTCCGTGATTGCGTGTCGCGCACCAAGAACATACGCCCGTGCCACTGCTTCGGCAACTGCCTCCGTCCATTCCTTTTCCGGTATGTCCCATACACACCATTGGTTGATGTAGGGCGCGACTATTTTTTCACCTTTGCTTCCCTTGCGTAGCTTGATCTGCAAATCCATTTTCATGTTCATACTATTTTATTTCCGTAGTCGTCGAAGGTTCTTGCGTTTGGTGGTGTGCAAGTGTGAATGCTTACAGGGCCAGGCGGCCCAAGTAACCGCTTGCCGCAGCGTGGGCAGAAGTTACGCTCTGCGTCTGTTAGGTCCGGTTGTGTTTTGTAAAGCGCAGCATATTTTGCGTACAGCTTCGCAACATCGCGCAGGGCTATGGTGTCGTAGTCAGGGTGGATGCCCTCACCTTCTTTCCAGTAACCGACGGATGCGGTGCAAATACCTGCCATCTGCATCCTGTACTGCTCAATGTTTTGAAGTACAGGCTCCTGCTCTGTTGGTTGCGCTAGGACTTCTTGGATTGCAGGTATTGCTAATAGCATTAAGTCCATACTCTGTACTATCAATCCTTTTGCGTGATCTACATCGCTGGCGTCAGGGCCATCGTTAAGTATGGATATACCCATGCGGTATTTTTCCAACGCCTCTAGCGCCAGCGTTAGCGCTTCAGTTTTAGTTGTCATAATTCTTCTCCTTCAGTTTGGCTTCAATTGCTTTGGAAAATGCAACTATCCCAAGGCCAGCATGGAAAGTTGTATCTGCTATTTGGATGTACTGTTCATCATTCAGCCCCACCCACTTACGTGCTGGTGGTGATGTGAATAAGGCGCGAATTTCGTAAGCAGGAGCGCCTTCTGCCCTCTTTATAGTTGCCAAATATTCAGCACGTAGCTTCTGAGTTGGCTGTTGCTTAGTTGGTGTAGTAGTTCTCCAGCAAGACCCAACACGTCCCTGCCACTCAACAGGCTCCTGCTCTGGTAACGAAACCTCTTTCATGACCAACTTCCCGATGTCAGGAATATGGTCTGGTTGCGCTAGGGCTTCTTTGATTTTGATCAGGGTGTTTTCAAAGCGGTCAAAGTCTTGTCGCTTGGTTTGATACCGTTCAATGTCAAATAGAGCCAGCTTCAGTGCTTCGTCTTTGTTCATATCACCTCCGCTGATTTAAGTTTGCCTGTCTCACCATCAAATGTGAGTTTGATGTTTGGAATCGTTGTTGATGTACGTCCCCAAATAACTACGTTATGCAGCTCAACAACATCAGGCTTTGGCTCTGGCTTGATGCGCCATTCAAAGGCGATGGCTGAGTTGGAGAACGGAGTAACTGAGCCACAGTTCCAGTCTAACCACTCAGATGTTCCATGTCTGCGTAACTGTACTGGAGTCTCGTCAACCATTGCATAAATGATGTATTTTAAAGGGTGTGGTATTTTCATAGCGGAGCCTCTTCATAATTATTAGGGTTGAACTTAGGCAGCGGTGCATTCAACTGCTTCACAAGTAGCGTCAACGGGAAGGGCCACATCATTGCACTCCCGAATAAAACATCTGGTTATGACCATTGTTTTTGTTTTTGCGATACTCCTTGACGACCAGCCCTTCACGTTGCATATCAAGCAAGTGCATATTCACCAAATTCTTTTTTTTACCAAGCGACAGTGCAATGTGTGTAATGCTGATCGGGCCTTGAGAACGCACCACCGCCAAGATTGCGTTCTTTGAGGGTCGTGGTTGAAAGCACGTTTGAACACGTTTTTTCACAACTTTTATCACGGGTGTGGGTGGGGTTCTAATGCCCGGATACTTGCCACCGATCCAGTTTGTTTCAATCATGTCCGAAACCCCCGACTGGGTAATGTGAAGGCATCCTGCGCACCCGGACGCATTTGTTGAAACACCTCACCGTCACCAGTGCGGTATGTCGTGCGATCCCAAATGTTCGACTTGTTGGGCAACGCTTGACCCGGCAACTTAGGCATCAGGACAGCGCCACCGCTTACATATCGTTTGGGATTCTTGTCGGACAAAGGTGGCAGCACATGGCTTAGGCTCTGACGATTCTCACGCAATACAGTGCGGGTACGTTCAGCAACAGTGCGAATTGTTTTGTCGATAGGCTTAGTCATTTCGATCCCCCGATGTGCAAATAGGCCGTCAGACGCTTAATGCGGTCATTGTGGTACTCAGCCATGCGCTTGGCGTATTCTTGGTTTGTCTGGGCTTCCAGCAAGCTACGTTCAGCTTCCTCTAATTCCTTCAATGCCAGCACTTCGGCACTGGGTGTGCGGAACATCTCCATCAATTTATTAAACATTACATTTTCCTTTTGGTTACGGTGTACAACAGTGTATCACAGCTTTCTTGACTGTCTGTATTCTTTTATTGCATTTCTTAAACTACTCTGGCTTTCTGCTTTGGCATCGAGTGCAATCCCCTGTGCCTGATCGAGTGTGTCCTGCATCATGATCCTGTGGCAGATCACTGGAACACCCTGACCCTGACGCCGTACTCGTGCGTTCATTTGCTCATACAGGTCAAGACTCCAGTTCAGGCCATACCAGACTACGATGTGTCCGTTGGACTGCAACCCATCAATGCCGTGACCCATGCTTGCAGGGTGTCCAATCATCAACAAGCAATCGTTGGTTTTCCAACGGTGCATGGCATTGACCAAACTTGCTTCAGACTTACACTCGGTCAAGTTGATGGGACGCAGGTGTTTGAACTTCGTCATGATCCGTTCAGCGTCAGACCGATAGGCATACGAACACAGCACAGGGCTACCGTTGGCCTCATCAATGATTTCCTCCAGTGCCTCTAGCTTGAGGTCATGGATAGGTTCCCACATGGGCATACCAGCCACCGGGTACATAGCGCCATTGCTGAACTGGAGACACTTGTTGGTCAGTGAGGCTTGGTTAAACACTTCGACTTCAGCACCACTGTCCAAACGCAAAAAAAACTCCTTTTCCATCAAGTCATATCGCGCACGCAGACCTAGAGGCATTTCAATCTCGACGTTGTTCACAATCAGATCAGGCAGCGGGTTGTAATCCTCTGCTGACATCTCCAGCGTGATGTCACCAATCAGCTTCTTGATTGTGTCCTCTGTGTCGTCATAGGCGATCTCTTTATATGGGCCAATCTTGCGGTAGAACCTAGTGCGAAATGCAGTCTTGGACACACCCAGACGCTCGCCCTTGTCTACCACCAAGAACTGCCCATGTAGGTCTTTGTAACCATTGGACGCTGGTGTACCAGTCAACCCGGTTGACCAGATGAAGTGATCCAGAATCTTCTTGGTGGCCTTCACTCGATCAGTGGCTGAGTTCTTCATCTTGCTGATCTCATCCCACACGATGCCATTGAACGGCATGGGTCTGTCCTTCTTGATGAAGTAGGTCTGGATCGTCTCCGATAACCATTTGAGGTTTTCGTAATTCACCAGATAAACGTCAGCAGGACGAAGGAGGGCACGAGTGCGCTGATCCTTAGTACCTGTAATCATGCTAAATCTGAGGTGCTTGGTGTGTTCCCACTTTGCAGCTTCTTGTCTCCACACCAAACGGATAACCCTGATAGGAGCCACGATAATGATTGCACCCAAGAACTGAGTCCTGATAAGGTGGGCAATGGTGGTCAGGGTAATGACAGTCTTACCAAGCCCCATGTCCAACCACAGCATCGAGTTGGGGTGTGAGCACTGGAAGTTGACAGCTTTTTGCTGGTACTC